ATTTAACGGCGAACTCTACATCCGCATCGGAGAGCCGAACCCCGGATATCCACCGCCCGGCAGCTACTGGGCCGCCTTCGAACCCTCGGCCTCGCCCGCATTCAAGCTCTGGGTCGAGCTTTCCAAAGCCGACACCGTCCACACCCACGCCGCCGAAGAGATCACCGGCCTTTCGAGCTACATCATCGCCTCGGCCCCCGGCCTCTCGATCAACACCACGGTTCGCTTCGGTGACGGCGTGAGCATCACCTTCCCCATCGACGGACTTGCAGGCAACGACCCCGAGCATGTCCTCGTGGCGTTGAACGGTGTCACGCAAACCCCCGGCACCGACTACCTCGTCAGCGAAGCCTCGGGAACGATAACCTTCGACATCGCGCCCGCCGCCGGAATGCAAATTTCCTGCACCGCGCTCGGCCTTCGCACCGTCCAGCCCCCGATCGATCCGACCCTCTACCTCTACGCATTCGACATCAGCGCCAACGGCCTGACCACCTACAGCGGCCGGCTGCTCAACGCCGACCGCCCCGCCGCGCCAGCACTCCCCGAGACCGCCACAAGCTGGACCGTCAATCGCAGCACCCTCAACGCCGCCGGCCAAATCCTCGCCACAGCCTCCGCCACCGGATCGTGGGCTAACCGCACAACGCTCTCCTACCAATGACGACAATCACCGAGAGCAACATCACGCAGACGCTCGATCTCTCATCGTTCGACCTCACACTCCCCGCCGTCATCGTCGAATACCCGAGCCGCTCGAGCTTCCCGAGCATCGGAAAACCGGACCGCCTGTATATGGCGATGGACGAGGGGATGCCCTACCGCTGGAGCCCCTCCGCGAGCGCCTACGCCCTCATGATCCCCGTCATCGACGCCGGCAATTTTTGACAACTCACCCACCCACGAACAGCCCAAACAACCACCACCAACACCTAATTAGCCATGGCAAATCCCATCCTTAAAATCAAACGCGGTTCAGGCGCTCCGATCAGTCTTCAGACTGGCGAGTTGGCAATGGACCTTCAAAATTCCTCACTTTTTGTAGGAACAGCAAACGGCCCAGTCGCAATCGGCGGCAGCCACACATTCGCAACAAAGACCTTCGTCAACAGCGCGGTCGAAGCCGAAGCCGACCTGCGCACCGCAGCGGATTCGACGCTCACCACGAACCTCGCCGCTGAAGTCACCCGCGCCCAAGGAGCCGAAAGCGATCTCGCTGACGACATCGCCGCCGAGACATCCGCACGCCAGTCCGCGATCAGCTCCGCCGTTTCCACTTTGGAAGCAGCCGACCTCGTTCTCGACGGCAAAATCACGACCGAGAAAGGCCGCATCGATGCGATCCTTTCTGCCTCCTCGGCCGACAAGGACAGCTTCGCGGAAATCGTCACCCTGATCAATTCGGTCGATTTGACCAACGACGACGCCCTCGCAGCCGCCATCTTGTCGATCAACGACTCGATCGCTGACGAGACATCCGCCCGCACCTCCGGCGACTCCAGCCTCCAAGGCAACATCGACACCGTCTCGAGCGACCTCAGCGCCCTGACCACCCGCGTCAGCGCCGCCGAGCAAGACATCCTGGACGAAGAGTCCGCCCGCATCGCCGCAGTCTCCGCCGAGGCCGCAGCCCGCGCATCGGATGTCTCCGGCCTTGAGTCCGACATCGCCGCAGTCCAGAGCAATCTGGATTCGGAAAGCTCGACTCGTTCGACAGCCGACACCTCGTTGTCCAACCGCATCACCACCCTCGAAAACGCCAGCGCGGACAGCCGCCTGGACGCAGTCGAGGCCGATGTGGCCGACCACGAGACCCGCATCACTGCCCTCGAGACGACCATCGACGGCGGCACCTACTAACCAGCCCACCAACCCCGGCGGGGCGCTCAAATAGCGCCTCGCCACGCGGGGGTTCAAAACTCCGCAAAACAAAAACCGCCACATGGCAAACCCACAAATCATCCCAAAACGCAGCACGGTCACCGGGCGCATCCCGAGCACGACCGACCTCGCCCTCGGCGAGATTTGCGTCAACCACGCCGACCGCCGCCTCTACAGCCGCAACCCCTCCACCGGCGAAGTCTACAAGCTGGCCGGCACCAAAGACGCACCCGACCGCGTCTGGGCCTTCGACATCTCCGCCGACGGCACCACCACCTTCCTAGGCTTCCTCCTCTACGCCGACTTTCCCAACTCCGGCTCGGTGTATGACTCCGAGTCCTGGGAAATCTCCCGAACCATTTTCAACACCGCAGGCACCACCAGCACCGAAGCCAGCGCCACCGGCGCGTGGTCGAACAAAACCCAACTCCAATTTTCCTAAACCTCAAAAAATCCAAACACCATGAACGCCACAAACCCCATCGAAATCGACGGCAAACAATACCCGAAACTCTCGCTCAATTTGGCCATATCAGGCCGGTATCTGGGCGATGGTTCTTCAGACGCAAATGTAGCGATGCGTTTGGTTCCCACACGGGTGGAAAACGGCGAAGTCATCACCGCAGACGAAGCCGCCATCGGCATTGCGCTCGGATCGCTGGCAGGCAGCGACGAAGCCACAACGCAAGCCGTCGGCGCGATCCAAGCCGCCCTCCAAGCCTACATCTCAGCGAAAGGACTCTAATCATGGCCACCTACTTTGCCCGCAAAACGGGAAACATCAACGCCGCCGATGTGTGGGCAACCACGCCAAGCGGAACAGCCGCCGCCGTCACATTCGCTTCCGGCGATGTGCTCATGGCAAATTCCTTCACAATTACCATCAATGTGTCCGTCGATCTTGGCGGAACTGGTCAGATTCGCAACGATGCAACTGGCGGAGCAACAGCGGGCGGGTCATTTACAATGAGCGATGGAGTCACTTTAACAGCAAATGTTTATGGAGGAACCACAAGCGTAGCCACATTGACAGCAAACCCAACGGCATCCCAATTTATCGTCGGAAATCTATATGGTGGCGCGGGCGGATCTGCATCCGCACATGCAATAACTAACACAATAAATACTGGCACATTGACAATAACTGGAAACCTAATTGGAGGAGCTGGATTATCAGCAGGCACTTGTGCGTTAAATATGTCATCCGCGAATGTTGTTGTTAGCGGAAATGTCACAGGCGCGTCTAACACTTCATTTGGCGTGGGTGAGGGAATCCGAATGATTGGAGCAGGTAGCTGCACCATTACCGGCAATGTGACCGGTGGCGCGCATTCCACAAACTATGGCGTTCGAGTAACGGGCGCTGGAAACATCACGGTTGTCGGCCAAGCCATAGGTGGCGTTGCGGCCCCTGCCATCAACAACGAATCGACGGGTCAAGTCACCGTGACCCGCGCAGTTGGCAATGGTTTTGGAGGCGGCTCGGTTGGCTTATCCGCAGCAGTTGGCGTCAGCAATGTGGCGAACCAATCGTCCATTACAATCGCGGAGCAAATCGAATTTGGAACCCTTGGCCAAAGCCCAGTCAATGGACGCATCCGGTTGAAAAAAGCCAACACCAATGTCGCCGTCTTCAACTTCTGCGACACCGCAGGCGCAAAGACTCTTATCGACGCCACGGCCAACGCAGCCATGCCTGCGGCCATTAATGTCCGTAGCGGCGTAAGCTACGCAGGAGGAGCGGCCACAGGCACCTGCGCAGTCCCAGCCGCAGGTTCAGTGGCTCTGGGAGTCGCTGTGGACGCAGGCTACGGCACGGCAGTCCTCACGCCAGAGGCGGTTTGGGGCCACGCCAGCCGCACGCTCACAGCAGGCGCAGGCATCAGCGCCTCGGATGTGTGGGACTACGCAACACGATCACTCACCACATCCAGCGGACCGACAGCCGTTCAAATTCGGCAGGAGATGGACAGCAACAGCACCAAACTCGCGAACCTCGACGCCTCCGTTTCGAGCCGACTTGCCTCGGCGTCTTACACAGCGCCAGCCAACTCAGACATCTCCGCGATTAAGAGCAAAACCGACAACCTCCCGGCTTCGCCCGCAGCGGTCTCCGACATCCCAACCACCGCGCAGATCAGCGCAGCCGTGGAAGGCTCGCTCCTCAACGAGAACGACGGCCAAGCCGTGCTCAACGCCCTCGTCGGCGCCATCGGCAACCAGAATGTGGACGAAATCGCCCTCGTGGCGGCCATCCGCTCCGACCTCGAGCGCAGCGGCGGAAAACTCGACAGCATCCCCACCGCTGCCGCTCCCAGCGCGGCCTCCGTGGCAAGCGCCGTGTGGAGCGCCAGCACCAAAGAGATCACCGGCGGCGTGGTCGATACCCTCACCAACTCGCCCGATGTCCCCACTGAGGCCGAAATTGCAACGGCGGTGTGGGGAGCAAGCACCAAGGAGATCACGGGCGGCACCGTCACCAACCTCACCAACGCCCCCGCCAGCGTCACTCCCGCTGATATCTGGGATTACAAT